GCGCCATAGCGCAGCACGTCAGGATGGGGCTGGCTCATGGCTGCACGCTGCCCAGCAGCGCCTCCATCTCAGATCCATCGTTGACGCGCTTCGGCTCGGCCAGTACGCGGAAACGGTCACCGATCCGCACGCCGATGGTGGGCTCATCGGCCAGCATGATCAGCACATCGCGCTCGCGCAGTTCGTGCATCGAGGGCAGCCGCAGCGTGCGCTCTGCAGCGAAGACCCGGCCATCCAGGGCCTCGTCGTCCATGACGCCGAGAATCCCTGCGGCCGAGCCCACGACAGCGCCCTGGCGCTCGATGGAGAACGTCAGGGCGAAGTCGTCGCCGTAGAACACCTCGCGCAGATCGCGGTCGAGGTCCAGCATGGTCAGGCCTTTCCGCCCTTGGCCTGCTCAGCTGCTGCCTTCTCAGCGGCCAGGCGCTCGGCTTCGGCCTGCTCGGCCGCTACCTTCTCGGCAGCCAGGCGCTCGGCTTCGGCCCTCTCGGTTGCCGCCTCCTCGGCAGCCTGGCGCTCGGCTTCGGCCTTCTCGGCTGCAGCACGGGCTGCGTCGATCGCTGGGTCCTCCAGCACGCCCAGCGCGACCAGAGCCGCGCCCTCGTCGGCCTTGAGCGTGATGGGGCTGCCCACGCTGTGGCGCTTCCCGTCATGCTTGACGGGCGACAGTACGGTGTACTTCGGCATGGCCGTTACGCTGCCGCGCCCTGGAACAGGAAGCCCGCCGTAGCGCCGACCAGCTCGGGGCTGTAGGCGTCGCAGACAGGGTAGTACCAGGTCTGCTCGTTCTTGCCGAAGTACGGCTCTTCGACCTGGGGGCGGTCCTTGAGCTGGTAGGTGTAGCCGTAGTTGGGAGATCCGCGCTGTTGCATGGAGGCCGGCGTGGTGTAGGCCAGGATGGCGTCCAGGCCCCACATGTCCTTGAAGCCACCGTCCTCGAAGTAGGTGGCTTCGCCTTCGACGATGCGATCGATCTCCAGCAGGCGCTGCAGCTGCTCGATGGTCGCCGGCACACGGTCCACCGTCACGCTGATGCGATCCAGGATCTTGGGGTGGTTGCGCAGCGCCGACAACACCCGGGGGCCGAGGGTCATGACATTGGGCTTCTTGCCGATCTTCTTGCGGATCACTTCCTTGGCCTCGTTGAGATCCTCGGCCGGGTTGCTGTTGGGGTCGGTCCACTTGCTGGAGCCAGACAAGGCCGTCTTGTTCTCCGTGGGGTAGTTGGCCGGGTTGCGCGCCAGATCGGCTGCGAGCTTCTCGCGCTCATTCGCCATCACGTCCTGCACCGTGTTGACCGCCATGGCGCCCATGTCGATGCCGGGAACGGCCTGGGCTTCCTCTTCATTCTCGATGGGGACTTGGCCTTCCAGGCGGTGATCCACCAGCGAGTACTTGCCCTTGGCATAGCCCAGCTGGATGCGCTTGGTGTTCGCACCGGGCGCACGGGCCGTGTTCACCAGGCGAAAGCTCTCAGGGCCGAAAACCAGGATGGTGCCGGCGCGCTGGCCGACCTGCACGACGGGAAACAGGATGCTGGCGATCTTGGCATTGGGCGAGCCATAACCGCGCGCCACCTCGGTGAGGATGGGATCGACGACGCGGAGATCGGAAAGGTTGGGTTGCGGCATGAGTTTCTCCAGAGAATGATTCAGGGATGGGATGGATCAGGCAGCAGCGCTGACCAGGCCGGCGGACGGAACCAGCAGCACCTCGATGCGCTCGCCCGCTGCGGCAGCTACGCCGAGCGCCCGGGCCACAGGGCTCTTGCTGCCCACGGTCAAGGGCACGACGCGGCCCTGCGCGTCGACCATGAGGGCCGCGTCCAGGGAGATGGCACCGCCCGCCTCGACGATGGAGGTGCCCTGCACATCGACGGGCAGCAGATCACCGGCCTGGGCTGCGCTGGTGCGCGTGACGCCGAAGGCAACGCCGCCGGCGACGGGATAGCCGCCGGACTGCGTGACGAAGCGTTCGGCAGAGACGGCGGCGCTCGCCACCACGGTCAGGGTCAGAGTGGAAATGTTCCCGGAGGGCATGTTGTGCTCCTAGTGAGGGGGTTGACGATCCGGGCGCTCAGCTGGCGTAGCCCAGTTCCTTGAGCGCGGCGACGAAGCTGATGCCCTTCTCCTTCGCCAGGGTCTTGGCCTCTTCGATCTGCTGCACCCTGGACTTTTCGCCCTTGTCGGCCGGCGCGGCGCTGCCCTTGGCAGCCGGCGGCGCATCCTGCTTGTGGGCCTCGATGGCAGCAGCGCGCAGCGCCTTCTCTGCGCCCAGCACCGCCAGGCTGGCGTCGGCGGCCGAGGTCTTGCCGTCGAACGCCAGGCCCTGCAGCAGCTCCTCGTGGCCGGGCAGGCCCTCGCCCACGGCGAGGACCGCCTTGATGCGGTCGCGCTCCTGGGTGGAGCCCAGGACGATGAACTCGGCCTTGAGGGCCGCGAAGAGAGGGGCGTGGTCCTGCTCGAAAGACGCACGCGTGATGGAATCGGACATTGCTGTTTCCTTTGGATCACGGGTTGAGGTTTTGTCTTTGGGCGCAGCACCGGCGCTTGCTGACGGAGCCACCGGCTTGATCACGGCCTTGCGGCGCGACGCGAACTCGGTGGGATCTGCGGCCATGCGCTCCAGCAATGCGTCGAGGGTGGAGACACCGTCCACCAGCCCCGCATCGATGGCCTGCTGGCCACGGAACACGCGGCCATCGGCCATGTGCTCGAGAACTTGCTCGGCGCTGACGCCGCGGTAACGCGCAACGTCGTCCACGAACAGCGTGTAGACGTAGTCGACGTCCGCCTGGACAACCGCCCGGGCCTCATCGGACAGGGGCTCGTTCGGCTTGGACAAGCGCTTGTATTTGCCGGCGGTGATGCTTTCCTGCTGCACGCGAGACGAGGGGTCGAACTCCCGGTCCACCACCACGCCGATGCTGCCCACGCTGACGACGGAGCCGCTGACGAAGATAGCGTTGGCGCCGCTGCCGGCCCACATGCCCGCGCTCAGCAGCATCTCGCTGGCGTGCACGACCAGCGGCTTGATGGCACCGGCATCGTGGATGGCCTGGGCGAACTCCGGCACGCCGATCACGTTGCCGCCGGGCGTGTCCATCGCCACGACGATGCTGCGCACCCGCGCGTCTGCCAGGGCGCTTTCAATCTGCAGCGTGGCCTGCCGGGTGCTGATGCCGCCCGACACGCGCATGAACAGGTTGGCCTTGGGGGCCATCACGCCGGACAGCTTCAACAGCGCCACGCCGCCGGGCAAGACCTCGTACTCCTGCTGTTCGTGCGCCAGCGGCCGGCCCAGCCGGGCCTCGATGGCGTCAAGGTCCAGCTTCTCGCCGCGCAGATGCATGGCGTAGATGCCCTGGATCTCGCGCAGCATGCCCGGCTCGATGGCCCAGGCGCCAAGAATCATGTCGTGCAGCGTCATGGTGTCAGCCTCCCCTGCTCGGCCCGCTGCTCAGGTAGCGGTTCACATCGTTCATGGACTTCTGCAGATCCTTGACGTCGCGCCGGATGTCCGTCAGCGTTTCTTTCATGCGCGAGTCCTGCTCGCGCATGCGCTCGATGGCGACGGTGGCCTGGATCTCGGTGACGCTGACGCGCTTGTCCAGCGTGCTGTACGCGGAAAAGCCGGCCACCAGAAAGCCGACGAAAGTCAGCATGTGACCGAGGTTGATCGTCGGGTCGAACACCATGCGGCGGCGGTGATGGGTCTCGGTCAAGGGGGCGAGATCAGTGCTCATTCCTGCTCCTGGGGGGCTTGTTTCGGAGGGGTTGTTTTGGGTTGCTGGGGCGCCGCTGCGCCGGCCTTGGGTGTGGGCAGCATTCCGTCCTTGACCAGGCGCTCGTACTCGGCCAGCTTCTGGTCGTAGGTCTCGTCCCAGCCGCTGCCGAACAGCTCCCACTCCGCGCGCTCGCGCGTCATCAGCCGCGCGTCGATGGCCTCGACGTAAGCCTCCACTTCGGCTTTGGGATCGATGCTGCCCATGCTGTCGCCCGGCCAGGCGGCACGCGTGTAGGCCCAGCGCAGCAGCGGGTCGGCAAAGAAACCCGGCGCGGGCACGCGGCCGCGCGCCACCGCCTCGGTCAGCCAGGTCTCGAACACCGGCTGGCAAAAGCTCAGCGACAGCCAGTAGCGCACGCTGCGGAAATACACCCAGGCATCCAGCAGCGCGGCCTTGCTGGCGGAATAGCTGGAGTTGAATTGCTTGACCAGCAGCTCGAAGGGAAGGCCCAGGGCAATACCCATCTGCTTGATGACTGCCTGAATGAAGGGCTCGAAATTGGGATTCGGCCGCGACGGGTTGACGAAGGTTGCCTTCTCGCCAGGTGCCAGACCAACCACGGCGCCCATGCCCAGGGCAATGTCGGCAGGTGCCTCGCTCTGCGTCGCGCTGCCGCCATCAAACACCGGCGCCGCATTGCCGCCTGGTGCCTCAATGAACACCGTGAGGTAGGCGGTCAGCACCGCAGCCATGATCTCGGCTTCGGTGTAGCGCGAGATCTGCTTGATGCAGTCGATGATCGGCGCCAGATAGGGCACGCCACGTGGCATGCCCGGGCGCAGGCAGCGGAAGTGGTGCAGCATGCGACGCCGGCCGCTGCGGCCCAGGCGTTCGATCCATTCGCCCTTGTAGGCACCGCCCGGCTTCGGCAAGCCGCTGCCTGGGTGCTTGTCATACAGGTGGTAGGCCTCTGGGGCACCGTGGGCGTTCAGGCGCACGCCGCCGGACTCGGTGTCGCTGTCAGCCTTGCCGCCGGGGTTGCCGACACGATCCGCTTCCAGCACCTGGATGCGCAGCTCGTAGGGCTGGGTGGCCGTGCGCTCGCCATCTGGCAGCAGAGAGAAGCAGTCACCACTTTCCAGCGCGGACCGCAGGACCAGCGCCTGCAGCTGGTAGAAATTCTGCTTGCCCTCGATATCGCACTCGGTGCTGTCGGCCCACAGGCTGAATTCCTGCTGCACCTTGGCTTTCCTCGCCAGAGCGCGATCGCGCGACCAGCCCAACACCGCAAGATTCGGCTGCGCGCTGAGCGCCAGGCCCGTGCCCACGACCCGGTCGATGTTGGTGTTGATGGCACCCACCGCGATGGGACTGGTGCGCGCCAGCTCGCGCGACGCGCCACGCTGGAAAGGCAGTTGGCGCATCGTGTCCGACCGGGCATCCCGGGGACGCGGATTCCAGAAGCGGCGTGGAGAGGCAGAGCCGGCGGATGGCATCTCGCCGCCCATGGCCTGCATTGCTCCCAGCGCCTGGACCTTGGCGCGGGACAGCGCCCTATCAGCCGCCCAGCCGGGAGCCACCGCCGCAATCGCGCGATCAAGCAGATTGAGTTGCATGGCAGCTTACCGGGGGGACAGGTAGACGACGCGGCGCACGCGGCCGGCCAGGCCCTGCAGGCGCTCGATGTTGGCGCGGCACTGCTGGATGCCACTGCGGACCTGCTCAAGATCGGCGCGGCGATTGCGCCTGGCGGTCTGTCCGTTGCCGATCATGTACTCCTGCGAATTCAGGATGCGTTGCTCGGCGTCGAGATAGGACTGCAGGCGCTCCCGCTCCTGCTGCAGTTCGGTGGCGGCATCAGTCATTACCAAGATCCTTTGGATTGCAGGCCAGCGATCGCGCGCTCGAACTCGGGACGGAAGCGCTCCAGCGCCACGCGCTGCACGGTGCCGCTGAAGTCGAGCCGGACCGAGTAGTCCGGCGCATTGCTGGTGAAGACGAACAGGGCGCGCAGACGCTTGCCCTCGCGCCGCCAGATGCCGTCAGGCCGACCACCGCCCTGCGGCTGGCCTACGAACATGTCGTTGGCCAGGCGCCGGCCCTTGCGCAGCTTGGCGCCCGTGGCACGGTCGCGCGTGGAGCTGGCGGCGCGGATGCCCTTGAGGGCGTTGAGGATGGTGCGGACCTGGGCGCCGCTGACGTTCCCGTACGCATCCAACTTGGCCGCCGCGCCTGGCATGGCGTACTGCGTGGGCGACAGCACGCCCTGGTAGCGCAGGGCCATCTCCAGGCCCTTGTGCTTGCGCACGCCGCCCTCGACCTCGGGGAACAGGAAGTTTTCCGGGGCCACGCCCGGGGCATGCGCGCCCGTCTTGACCATCACGCGCGCCACCAGGTTGTCCTTGGTGGCGGGCTCGATGCGCAGTGCGTTGAGCGTGTAGGGCACGGGGTTGGAGAACACCTTGCGCATCTCGGCCGGCAGGTCCTCGGTCTGCGCCTGTTTGGCGCAGCGGGTCAGCGCCGTGGCCGCCGCATAGGGAATCATGCGCGACGGCACGCCGCGCACGGACGCGATCACGTCGGCGATCGAGGCGCCCGTGCGGTGGATGGAAAGCATGAATGGAGGCTCCAAAACAAAGCCCCCGACTCCTTTCGGAGACCGGGGGCTGATACCGACTTTCGCTGCTGCGGTGGGGTGTCGGGAGGGTGTTTCTGCGTCAGGCGGATTTTTTAGACCTACCTGAATTACTGCGAATTTTGGGGTGTTTTGTCACCTGCCGTCCACGGAAAAAGTGTCACCTCTGGAGGTGACAAAACAGGCTTTGACACTTCGGTCGACTGCAGCTAAAGGAACGAGGAATTGCCAGCACTCACTGCGGCGACTGAATGGACGTGACCACGCCATTCTCGAGATAGACGTACTGGGATACACCGCCGCCACGGCGATAGACCCACTGCTCATTCACACCATTGCTGCCAATGGTCTTGTTGATCTTGGTCGGACTGCCCCAAGAATTCTTGACCTGCGATTCAGACATCCCGCGCATGACCTTGCCGGAGATCATGGCGTCGAACTTCTCGTTGTCATCCCGCATCTTTGCCAAACGCGCTTGCGCACTGGCCTGATCAGCCCCCGTGTCCATGGCAGGGGCTGCATTGATGACCTCCGCTGACTTGGAGTCGTTGGTACAGGCGTGCTCCTGGTAGGTGACCTTGCCATTGGCATCCTTGCACTTGTTGATGGCCAAAGCTTGACCGCCAATGGCCAAAAGACAAGCCGCCAACGCAACGGCATGACGAGTACTGCGCATTACCTCTCTCCTGAATAGATTCCTATGGGCCCATTCGTTCCGCAAGAATGGACTGCGCTGCGCAATATAAGCGCTTTCTGAAATCCCCCAGCACTGAATAGAAGTGTTTTCGACTGATTTTCAAGGCTGAGGCCGCCACCTTCACAGGTGCAACCCGGTGCACGTAGTACAGGTCGAAGACCTGCTTGTCGAGTGCGTCCGGCTGGCAGGTATAGGCCAGATGAAAGGCCGCCAGCTCGGCGCTGCAGGCCGCGTTCGGCCCGTCGGTGCGCAGTGGCCTGGTGCGCGAGCCGCTGAGCTGCCCCAGGATCGAGCCCATGTTTGGCGATGGTCCGTAGAAGCGCCGCGTGGCCTTCCACGCTACCCAGCGTTCGCACAGCTGGTCCAGATCACGCTGCTCGTCGCTGGCTTCCGGGTCGACGTCATCGTCCGGGGTCGGTGCAGTGGCGGCCAGGCGCAGAGCCTCGGGGTCATACAGTTCGGGGCGGATCATCGGATTCCCTTTGAATAGATGCGGCGGCCGGCCGGCGCAGAGGGCGCAATCGGCGGCAGGAGGATGGACGGTGCGGCCGGTGGCGGCGCCAGCGGCTGGGCTGCGGGTGCGGCGTTTGCCCTCTCGGCAGGTACAGACGTCTGTACGGGCAGATCGGTTGGTGCAGCGGGCGGCTGGGTTGCGGTATCCATGGCAGGCACAGGCGCGAACAGATCGCCGATGGGCGGGATCAGTTTGTCGCGCAGCCGCTGCCAGTCCAGCGGGGTCCATTTGTGCAGGCCCAGCTGGTGGGCGATGGCCAAGTTGTAGACGCTGACGTCCCAGGCCTCATTGCGCTTGCCGTTGGGCTTGATCCATTCGCGGATGGCGCGGCCCTTGTGCCAGCGCACCCGGGGCTGCTCGACCACCATCTGGTCAAACCACTCGATCGGCAGCGCCTGGTTGAAGTGCATGGCGCCCGCGCCTTCGGCGAGATGCATGCGGTTGGACAGCCAATCCTTGGCAACGTCGGTACCTACGGTCCACAACTCCACGCCGCCCGGCGTCTTGCTGCCGCCCCAATCGATGTCCACACGGCTGGGCGAACTGCCCATGATGGGCTTGTTGGGGCGCGACGAGCCGTGCAACACGGTGCAGTTCAAGGGCCTTCGGGCCGAGCCGTAGTTGTATACGTCCTGCGTGTTGGCGCCACCGGCGTCGATGCCGTAGGCGCTGATCATGATGGGCCGGCCCGAGGCGTGCAGCAGAGGTGTGCGCCGGATCTCGTCCAGCCGCTGCCAGACACTGCCCGGCGCCTCGGGGGGCTCCGAGGGTGAGCCTTGCAGCACGATGTAGTCGATCACCCAATGCTCCAGGCCCGGACCCCAGGCCTCGATCTGCACTTCCAGACGGTCGGGCTGGGTGTCGGCCGTCATGGTCGCAACCAGCGCCGGATCGGGCAGCACGCGCAGCGGGTACTTCTCGGCGCGGTCGCGCAGCTGCGTCGCAGTGGTGATGGTCTCGGCGTTCTTGTACGACAGGCCCAGCCGCGTGTTGTAGAACACCTGCATGGCGTTGTGATCGCCCCGCTGCAGCTGCGCCTTGGCGTGCGAGTAGTCCCGCGCCAGCGTCAGCCAGGTGATGGCGCCGACCGGCATGTAGAACGCCGACAGTGTGAAGCTGACGGTCTCGCCATCGCCCTTGGATGTGGCAACCCAGCGCGCCTGCCCACCGGCGGCCACGTCGCGCAGCATGGCGGTCTTGTGGCGTTCGTCGATCTCGCAGCCGCAGGCTGGGCACACGAACCAGGCGCGGTCCATGAAGCCGGTCTGCTCATCGCGGGCGAACCTGAAGTTCTCCAGCGCCAGCACATGCAGGTGCTCACAGTGCGGGCAAGGCACGTGGTAGTACTCCTGCGTGCCCCGGGCAAACAGCTCGTCGATCTTCGAGAAGCCCTCGATGGCCGGGCTGGAGGTGTAGAAGAACTTGCAGTCGTTCTCGTACTGCGAGGCCCGTGCCTCGGCCAGGCGCACCGGATCGCCCTCGCCATCGATATTCAGCAGCAGCCGGTCTATCTCGTCGACATAGATGTAGGGCGCCGAGACTTCGGCCAGGTTGGCGGCAGAGCCGGCCGTGTTCATGAACAGCGTGGCATCGCCCAGGAAATCCTTGGCCTGCACCGTGTTGCGGGAGTCGCGGCTCTTCGAGGCGGCCACGCGCTCGGCCAGCACCGGCACGTTGCGGATCATCGTCGTAACGCGCGCCGAGAAGCGCTTGACCAGGGTGTCCGTGGGCTGCAGGGCCAGGATGTTGCGCGGGCGGCAGTGGATCAGCGAGGCGATCCAGTTGAGCGCTGTCTGCGTCTTGAACATCTGGGACGCCACCTTCGCCACCACCCGCTTGCACGGATGGCCGGGCGACAGCACCTGGTGCACACGCCGCGCCGGGTAGCTGCGGTCGAACCGGAACGGGCCGGGCTTGGGGCCGCTCTGCGGCAACTGCATGAACTTCTCTGCCCAGACATCGCACTGCAGTTCGGGATCAGGGCGCATGCCCTCGATCGCCGCGGCCACCATCAGGGCGTATCCATCTGCCAGGTTCATGATGCCGCTCCCTCGGGCAAGGCCCGCTGCAGGCGCTGCTCTGCAATGGCAAAAGCCTTGCGCAGCTCCTCGTTGATCAAGCGCTCGATCTCGCGCGAATCGGCCAGGCCCACCAGCAGGGGCGCCGCCCGCTGGCCCACGCCCATGGCTTCGTCACGCAGCGCGCGGAAGGCATCGAACACGCCGCGCCAGGCGGCCTCGCGCTCCACCAGGCGGCCAGCCTCGCGGGCGTTCTCGCGCTCCTCCCGCTCCACGGACGCGCGCTCCCGGCGCACGCGCAGGGCCTGGTAGTCGTCGCTGGCCGCAGGCTGGGCCGAATCCGGGGCCTGTGGCGGGTTTTTCGCTTCGCCCTCGCTTGCCCCTTGCTCGATGGGCAACAACGCGCCAGCGCGCCCGCTGTCGGCCCTGGCGCGCGTGTTCTGTGCCCACTGCAGGTCCGCCAGCGCGGCATGGATCTTTCCGTCGATCAGCGCGATCCGGCCTTCCTTCACGGCCTTGGCCACGGCGGACTTCGCCACGCCACGGCGCCGCGCGTACTCGGCCTGCGTGATCAGGTCCATTCGCCCGTTCACTTCGACCCCCGGCGTTCACCGCTTTGTTCACTTTTCCCCAAACCAGCCACTGGCGCCTGCGCGGGGGCCGAATTACCCCCGTGATTCCATGCGCCGGGAGTACCTATGCCGGGGGTGGTGGTGCCGCCGGCCGTCAACAGATCCAGCCCTTCCATTTCTTCTTTCCTCTCTCTATACAAACAAAGAAGTGATTACGTGGTTACGAGCGCGCGTAACAGCGAAACCCGCGCCAGGCTTGGCGCGTTACACGATTACGCCGTTACACGCCTCACGCATGTGCATGCACGCGCCCACACACACCCGCCCACCCGCCTGCATGCACACACACATACGCGAGGCTGCTGTAACGCTGTAATCGTGTAACGACCCGCGCCAGTGCTGGATTCCAGCGTTACGCGTCCATGTAATGGCGTAACGGCGCTGCACTACTGACCTCCCTGTGGTTCTTGCTCGTTGGGGGCCGGGGCACCGCTGCCATAGCCCGAGTACTTGCGCAGCGCATCCGCGAAGTCGCGCACGGCAGACGTGGCCCAATCGCCCTCGGTCATGCGCTGCTCGCCCTCGCCCAGAATCGGCTCGGTCACCAGGAACATGCGCTCGGTCTTCTTGGCCTGCCCGGGCCGGGTCACGTTCATCGGCTTGGTGCGCACCGGGCAGCCCTGCCCCTCGGCAAAGCGCACCACCGTGGGCGTGAAGCGGGTCTGGGGGAAGGGGTAGCGGTCGCCCGTGCGCTGGCACCATTTCAGATAGGCGGCATAGGCCTGGGTGATGGCGCAGGAGTGGTAGGGCAGATCCAGCTCGCCCGCCTGCCACTCGGACCAGAACAGCTCGGGGCTCTTGCGGTTGATCGCAATCAGTGCCGACTTGGCTTCCGTCATCGGGGCCGGGGCAAAGGGGTGGAAATCGCCCAGGGGGTAGTTGAGCAGGTAGTGGTAGAACGCCTCCACCCCGCCGCTGTCGCGCCAGTCGCCAAGTGCCTTGTAGTACTCGAAGCCCTTGGCCCGGGGCGTGTAGACCACCAGGTAGCGCCGGTCGGAGTTGTCCAGCGCCAGCGGCTGCAGCTCGTTGGAGAGGAACACGATGTTCATGTGGTTCTTCTCCTCGCGCCGCGTGAGGTGCTTGGGGTTGATCTGCACCGTGGGCGAGGTGATCAGCGCCTTCAGCCGGTTCTTGTTGTGGACCAGCTCGGCCCGGCTGGACACCTCGTCGCCCACCACGAACAGCTTGCAGCTGCGCCAATCGTTGTGCTTGTCCTCCAGCTCGTCCTGCCCCACCAGGGCGCCGTACTTGCCGTAGATGGCGACCATGATGTCGAACAGGAAGTTCTTGCCCGCGCCCTCATCGCCATGCATCACCACCGCCGTGCGCAGCTTGGTGCCGGGATGCTGCAGTGGGTAGGCCAGCCAGCACAACAGCCAATGCATGATGTCGCCGGTATCGCCCTCATCGGGCGTGGCCCGGCTGGTCAAGAAGGAAACGAGTTCCAGCATGGGCTGCACGTCGCCCTCTTTCGGCACCATGGCCATGCCGTCGAACAGGTTCACGGTGGAAGCCGGGTCGGCCTGCAGGGTGGGGTCGAACACCACGTCTTCCAGCCGCACCGTGCGCCGCTTCTCGCTGGCCTTCCACATCCGCACCATGTCGGCGCCATGGGCGTGGCCCATGTTGGCGATCTTCATGATCAGCCGCTCCGATCCGTCCCACACCGTGTCCGTGCCGTAGATCAGCGCGAAGTTCTCGATCAGGTGGTTGAACCGGCCCCAATCGATGGTCTTCTCCTTCTTTCGCCCCTGCACCGGCTGGTCAGTCGCAGGGCTCTTGCCACCCCCATCCCCAGAGTCGCGCGCAGCTGCGCCTTTTTTGGGGGACGGGGGGCGCTGGGCGAGATCCGGCGCCGGCCGCGCCTCGCCCGCGATGCGCACACCCGACTGAAAGTCGACGTGCACAACAGCCCCATCCAGCGGCGCTGGCGCGCCGTGAGTGGACGAAGCATGCGACTCTCCGGTCGCATGCGGTGGCGCCGTTAACGGCAATGGCGCCGCGCTGGGGTTGAGGTTGTCGGTGTTCTCAGCCATACCGCCTCGCCATCGCATCGACCACCGCCACCAGCTGCCGGCGGACCACGTCCAGGCCCTCGAGGACGTGCAGATCGTTGAAGTCCGTATCCTTCGGCCCCCGTGTCGAGGCCTTGAAGATGGGCCAGACCAGATCGCAGCCGTCCGTGGCTTTGGCAGCGCGGGCAGCGGCCGTGCGGCCCGGGTTGATCAGCGCGCCCGTGCGCTTGTCCCGGGTCATGTAGTCGTCATCTGCCAGGATCAGGATGCGCGTGGCCGGGTACAGCGCCCGCAGCACGCGCACGACCTCGGCCAGGTTGCCGGCGTCGAGGGCCACGAACACCGGGTGCTGGTGGTCCACCGCCATGCGGGCGGTCAGGCCTGTGGCATAGCCCTCGACCACCATCAACAGCGCCGTGCTGCCGGCGTCGATCTCACCGAGGCGGATGCAGCAGCCCGGCTTGTCGAAGGCCCGCAGGTAGATCTTCATCCCGTCCGGCTTGATGAACTGCAGGCCGCGCAGCGCCTGGTCACGCGGCAGATCCGGCCGCACCAGGGGCAGCAGCGTGGTGCCGGCCGGCAAGCGCACCACCACGTCTTCATCACCACGCTTGCGGGCAGGCCAGCGCAGCGACAGCTGGCGGTCCAGCGCGCGGAAGGCCTCGCCCTGTACCTGCTTGCGGTCCAGATAGGGCGTGGTGGCCACGCGCACGCCCTTGCGCCAGATGTCGATGGCTTCTGCCATCGCATTGGCGATCTCGGCAGCACGTTCGATCGCCGCAGCCTCGGCCAGCGCCTTGCGGTGGGCCGCCTGGCGGGCGCGCTCGGCCTCGGACAGCGGCGCCAGGTCAATCTCCACCTTCTGCCAATCGCCGCCATGCCGATAGGTGCCGAACGAGCCGACCACATACGTGCCGCCAGCGTCTGGCTGCCACAGGTGCAGCTTGTACCAATCCTTGCCGCCGGCGCCGCAGGTGGTCTTGCGCCCTGCCCTGATCCTGTCAGGCAGATCACGCCGATCCCGGTCGCGCAGCGCGATGCCGAAATGCTCCATCTGGTGCAGCACGCTCTGGTAGTTGTCCATCACGCCCTGCCCTCTTTCAGCCGCTCCAGGCGTGCCACCAGTAGCGACGCATGGCCCACCGTGCGCTCCAGCTCGCGCGTCAGCTTCGTGGCCTCGGTCACGGGGTCCAGCGGCATGGGCGGCGCGTAGCCTGCCTCATGCAGCAGATAGGCGGTCAGGCCGTGAAAGCCGATCTCGCAGCACTTGCGCATCAGCAGCAGCAACTGGCCGGGGCTCAGCCGCTCGGCCCGGGCCGGGTTCAGCGCATCCAGCAGATAGCGCGCCGCCGCGTCGGGCTGCTTTTCGGGGAACAGCAGTTCGCCCACCTTCTTCGGGCCGCCCAGGTACTTCACAGCATCCTTGGCAGCCTCCAGCTCATCGTCGTAATTGAGTGCTGGGTCCATATTCAGACCTCCAAAATCAGGGGAAACCCTTTCCGACGCGTTCCGAATTTTTCGGAACGCGTCGGAATGCCTGTATGGACAGGCTCTACAGAGGAGAAAGTGGCTTGCGTCGGCCCAACGCCACGCAGCGGCCTGACGGACATCAAGGCCCTGTCCCCTCTTCTCCATAGGCAAACCGTTCCGACGCGTTCCGAAAAATTCGGAACGCGTCGGAATGACTCAGCCAGGCAATACCGGGAGACTTCGATGCATGAACCAATGCACCGAACCCTCGCAAGAAAAAGCCGCCACGGCCCATGCCGGGCACGCGGCGGAAAATGCGCCAGGGGCAGCCCATAACCCAAGCACCCAGCCAATCGGAGATACCAATGAGCGAACAGAACAGCATCCCGTTGAATGCAGATTCCCTGAATGCCATCGTCAATGCACTGGGCGCGCTGGTCTTCGCCACCGTGCGGCAACTGCCTGCGGACAGGCAAGAGGCCTTTGCCATCGACCTGGCACGCTTGGCACGCAACGAAGAAAGGCAGGGCAATCTCATGACGGAGACGCTGCTGCTCGACATGCACCGCGCCGCCCGGGCTGCGACGAACTGAGCGCAGGCAACGTCAAGCGAAGGCACAAGCCTGTCAGTGAGCGCAGCCACCTACTCGACCTCGGGCAGCGCCGCGCTGGCCCGCTGGCAGCCCGCAGAGGCACTGATGTAATCGTCCAGGCTGTCGCGCAGAAACTGCGCGTGCTCCAGCGTGATTGCCACGCGCACCGTCGACTGGCCCGGAATATCCAGTCCCAGGCCCAGGCGCTTGCGGCCTGGACAGACGGGGGTAACGTTGCGCACGCCCGCGTCAAGGTAGATGGCGGGCAGCAGGTTTATGGGCGAAGTCATCGCTTTGCACCTCCTGCAGGGTGGAACTGCTGCGTAGCGCACCACTCACGCCAGCGCTGCTCCAGTCCATCAGCCGGAACCGTGTGTACCTCGCGGATGGATACCGCGTCGAACGCTGCGGCCACCTCTCTGATGTCTGGAAAAGGGCATTCTTTGCTGAGCGCCTTCGGCGCGGCCCTGCTGACCCCAAACCATGGCAGGGCCAACGCGCCAAGCAGCAGGCGGCGGCGGGTGACGCTGTTACGCATGTGCAGCCCCAATCTCGGCGGTTCTGGGATTCACCAGCTCGCGCAAGCCCACCTCGCCCTGCGTCAGCACCTCTATCTGCAGCGCCTCTTCCAGGCTCACACGCCGCGTGCCACGCAGCCAGTGATTGACCTTTCCGGCGCTGACGGGGGGGTCCAGGCGCTGCCCGAAGGAAGCCATGGTGATGCCATGCACTTGAAGGTAAGTCTTGAGCTTCATAGATCCATTATGGATCAATCCACAATGGATCACAACGAAATGGACTCCGTTTTGTGCATTCCCTCCCCGGAGACTGATTGGGACACTATCCCCATGGAAACATGGACAGACAGGGCCAAGGCCCGCATGCGCGAACTTGGCGTGTCTCAGGAGCGCCTTGCAGAGCAGTTCGGCATGACCCCGGCAGGCATGCAGAAGTGGCTGGCAGGGACTCGGCAGCCCGCGTTTGAAGAAATCAACCAGATTGCGGATCGCCTAGGTGTGCCGCGCACTTGGCTGACTTATGGCACAGACCCAAACGACTCAACAGATGGGCTCACAGATCCCGCTAAAACGGTTCTGCGCAAGCTGATCTCAATGGAAAGGGCCGGCCGGATGCCAGAAACCCTCTGGGATGCGATCGGCTTACTGGCGACCGCAGTGGCTCCGCTGCCTGACGAAACCGCCCAGGTCAAAAGTCCTGCCGAAACGAAGAACGGCACAACAAACTAGAGCGCCGCCTGGCCAAGGCAGCGCCAAGATCTATCAGTTCTCAAGACAGCCATCAGGAGGGAGTTCCGATGACACAAAGTAAGCACTGCCTCAAATGCGGGGCGTCCACAGCATTCAGTGACGAGCCACCGCTTGCCTGCCCCACTTGCGGCGCGGTCTACAGCAAGGTCGAGCAGGCATGGCGAGAAGGACAACCCACCCGCCCTCAGCCGACGTCACGCTCCACCTCGACAACACGGCAACATCGGGACGCAGATCACCACGCCTTTGCAGCCAGGCTTAGAGAAGAAAGCATCTACCCAACATTTCGTGCTGTTGTGAAGATCGCCTACTGGCTGGGAGTGGCACTGGCCGTCCTCATCGTGGTGGGCGGGATCTTCACATCGTTCAGTACAGGAGCTGGTGCTTTTATTGGAGGCATCGTTGTTGGCGCACTCGTGTTCGTCCTCGCCAAGGTAGCCAAGGAGATGAGCCTGATGCTGGCCGATCTGAGCGACGCCACCGTCAGATCCGCAGCTCAGGCAGAGGCATCGCGTCAGTCAAGCTGAGCTGACGCGCGGAATAAAATCCAAAATGGATTGACACAAATAATCCAATTTGGATAATCACCTCCAACACCCATCCCGGGTGCTGGAGGTTCCATGTCCCTTGCCCCTCTTCTGGCGCTCCATGAAGCGCTGCAGGAAGCCGAGCAGTTCATCGCCGGCTTCGAGAACGATCCCCATCAAGAAACTGATGTCGGCCGCCTGCTGAAGAAGCTGCGCGGCCAGCTCGACGTCACCCGCCTGGTCGTCGATGTCACGCGCGCCCAGGCTGCGGCCGATGCTGCCGGTGCCGTGCTGACGGGCGCTGAAATGCGGGGNGCGGCATGAGCGTGCAGCCCATCCTCGATCTGGTGGCCCACCTCACGGGCGGCGCTCGCAGCCCCGACCACGACCTGCTGCTGTCATGGCTGGCCTACCCGCTGCAGCATCCCACTGGCAGATTGACCAAGGCCATGGTGCTGCACGGCCCGCAAGGCAACGGCCAAGGCACCCTGCTGGAAACCATGGCGCGCATCCATGGGAGCGCCTACCTCTCGCTGAGCAGTGCGCAAAGACTGCTGGACGGCGGCAACGGAGTGCTGGCCGGCAAGCGCCTGGTGGTGTTCGACAAGGCTCCGCAGGGAGAGGCTGCCCATGACGCCCTGGCGCAGCTGCTTGATTCACTCACCCTGCACATCACACGCAAGGGCCACGCCCCCCGCACCGAGCCCAATCACCTGAACCTGCTGTTCGCGTGCCGCGACAAGTCCACTCAGGGCTGGTCACCGGCCCGGTTTCTCACCATAGAAACCGCGCCGCCGCGCGAGCCTGAGTTCTACCGCGCCCTGATCAACTGGCGGGCGACGGACGGACATGTGGAGTTCGCTCAGTACTTGCTCCAGTACCCCATCAGTGCCGCCTTCCTGGCCAACTGCACGCTGGCGGAAGAGACCGCCGCAGCGATGACCGAGGCATCACCCATCCGCACAGCCACGCTGGCCGAGGTGCTGGACCGCGCCAGCGCCACGATCTGGGACGCCGAGCGCACGCTGGACAGGCTGCCCGAAGGCTCTCCGCTGTGGAACCACTGGTATGGCCGCATGTGCGGTCTGTACACGCTGCTGCAGTGCTGTGGCGCCCTGCCCGTCGGGCCGTTCGGCCGGTCAGCCCATGAGCTGCAGGGCCTGCTCAAGACTGCCCGCCCCCAGCTTCCCGGTGGCTTTGAACGCTTCCCGGTCGTTGAGGCGCAGCAGTGGCTTGGCGAGCATGGAATCCAGGCGACCGTCGACGAGATCCCGCACCTGCAGCGCCACCTCGTCGCGGGGTTGGCCAAGCGAGCACCGACCGAAACCACAGCCCATGGAGACCAGCCATGGAACTGAAAACCTTCCGCGTGCGCGTGGCCGGCCGCAGCTTCACCGGCGCCTACCTGAGCGGTGCCCTGGCCGTGGCCCTGGCGCAGTGTTTCTACCGCGTGCACAACGCGTCGGCCATCCGGGTGCAGCCATGAACACGCGCCGCATTGAACTGGACGGCCCGCACCGCAGCCGCCTGCACCAGCGCCGCGTGCGCCGGCAACTGCTGGCCCTGGGCATCCTGGCCGCAGCGCTGATCTGCAGCCCCTGCATCGCCCTGCTGATCCACAGCCTGACCGGAGGCGCGCCATGACCATGGAGCTGCGTATCCACGGCCAGGTCACCGCCTGCATCTGCCGCACCACCACCGATGGCCGGCCGCTGCTGGAGGTGGAGTTGAAGACGCCAGACGGCCAGGCCGTGCATGCACGGCACATCTACCCCGACAACACAGCCGCCAGCAGCCATGCGGCCATGACGCTGGCGCGCCAGCTCAAGGGCCAACAGGCCGAGCTGTACACCACCAACCCGCGTTTCACTTGGCAGCGCATGGACTGCCTAGCGCAGCACATCCGCGCCACGTCCACGCCCTGCCCTCGCAAGGATCTCGCATGAAACCCGCTCTGACCTCCATCGCTCACGGCAACGGCTTCGGCACACGCAGCAGCCGCGGCTCGGACCTTCAGCAGCCCGCCCCCACGCCCAAGGCGCTGCGCCAACGCAGCCTGCGCGAGCGCGTGGCCACGCCCGTCAACGACCGGCCCATCCGCAACAGCACGGTCACCACTGCGGCCTACAAATTCCCCGAGCTGAATGCATCAGTCCGCCGCGGCGCCATGGACGCCTTTGCCCTGCCCAGCGTTGTCATGGGCGAGCGCATCTACCGCAAGGCACGGCCATGACCAGCACCGCCGCATGCAAGGCCTGCACCCACTGGCTGCCTGACACCAGCGACCCGCGCATGGTGCGCCTGGGCTTCGCCCAATGCGCCAGGCACCTGATGCCGGGCCGCACCTTCAATGCCGATTCGCGCTGCGACCAATTCAGCGCCATGCCCGCCGACCAGCTCGCCGCCCGCCGCGAGATCGCCGTGCAGCGTGTGCGCCAGCTCAAGCACAAGGAGGTGCGCTGATGGCACCCAAGACCAAAGACCCATTGATCCAGCGCGAAGTGGTGATCAGCGCCGAGGCCACAGGCAAGGGCGGCAAGCCCCACCCCCAGGCGGGCCAGCGCGGCAAGGTGATCGGCAAGACGCCCGGCGGG